GTGGTGATGGAGGAGGTGGTGATGGAGGAGGTGGTGATGGATGTGGAAGTGACGGAGGAGATGACGGTGGAAATGAGGGAAGTGGAGGTGAAAGAGGTGGAGGTGAAGGTAAGGGAAGTGGCGGAAAAGGTAATGACACTTGAAATAGATCATATGTTACAGAAGATACACCAGTAATAACAATATTTGAATTTACAGTATCAAACCATTCTTGTATATCATTTATAGAGCTTGAACGTATTGTATTCATAGCACTATTTGCAGTTGTGAAACTATCATAAAATATTGTTAAAAACATACTATTTTTATTTGGTAAAAAATCTATATTGTAAAAATTGTTAGAAAGTCCAACAATAAGACCGTCTCTCGTCTGTGCTGTATCTAGTACTCCAGCATCGTTGGTTATATTAAAATGCCATGTAACTCTATAATTGTAGTAGTTACCCGGTAATGCTGGAGGGTATAATGGAGACGGATATGCAGAAGGTGATGAAACATTTTGAGATGATGGATTTACAAAGTACCATATCAAATAAGATGCACCACCCACCAGTCCTAGAGAAGTTGCGACTAGAGCTGCATTGCGAAATCGTGTATAATTTTTTTTTAAATTTGAATTTATTAGTTTTAGTTTTGATGTTTTTTCACGTAACTTAATTTTATTTATTGGTAACTCTTTTATAGTACTTGTCATAATAGGTTTAGGACCATTTTCATCTACTGCTAAATCTCTAGTAGTTTTTATAGAAGGTTTTATTTTAACTCTATCATTTTTTAAAACTATTTTAGTTGATAAATCTTTAGTATCTGTTTTAATATTATCTATTATTGTTCTATCATTTTTTATGATATTAGATTTACTTAATTCCATTTATATTTACATATAAATATTTTTAACATCTTATAGAGTATTGTGGGTTAGCATCTTTTTTATTTTCCATTTCTGGAACACACAAACTACCAGTGTCTGACATAGCAGATGGAGGACGATAATATTCAGCTCTTCCGGATGATTTAGATTCAGAAGTAGAAGAAATCCACGCGTCTCTAGCAACTCCCCGTTTCCCATTTGCCAAAGAACTCAATCTATCTGTATTGTCCAATCCCCTCTTTGCATGACTTTTCACCATATTGTATCCTGTATTAACATGAAACGGAGCATGAGAACTTGCCATTCTTTGTTTTTGAACAATCTCTTCTTTTAACACTTTGTCTCCAGACAACATCGGCAGTTCTGATCCGTTTACCAAATGTCCGGTTGGAAGTTTTGTTTGTTCGAGACCGCTTACTAATTGTTCTTTTTCTTGTCGTCCTGGTAATATTTGGTTTATTGTCTGCATAAATCCTTTTATAAAACCCATACGAGACATTTCAACATCATCAGAGCTTCCTATCACAACATTTGATATATCTGGTTTTTGAAATTCGTGAAACTTTCTTGCATCCTGAAAATCTCGAATATTTTGAGCACCGTAAGAATTTATCAATCTTTTTTCTGATCTAATATTTTCAGATAATACATTGGATTCATTTACAGTTGCTTCACGATTTTTTGTACTTTTGTTTATGAATTTTCTTTCTTTAGGACCACACACTCTTCCTTGACGAAAGTTTGATTCAACAAGAAGAGTTTCATTAGTAACTGCATCCAGATCTCCTAATATTTGTTTCGGTCTTTCACATGTTGGATCTATACCATATCCAGGCTCTAAAATATTATTTTCAACTGAAGTTTCCGGCATTCTATGAGAAGGCAATATACCAGAATGTTCAAGCATTGCATCAGGACCTTTTTCTCCATATATATCTACTAATTCAGTAGCTGTATCTTTATTCATTATAATTTCAGGATGTATTCTACATTCATCCAATGTTTGTTGTATGAGAATTGCTTCAAGTTCTGAGTCTTCTTCCGATAAATCTCGTTCTTGTTCAGAACGAATATTACATTCTTCCATGGAAGGAGCATCAAAACCTTCAACAAATGTAGCATCTCGCATGTTCATAGCAGATACTTTTTGAGATCTCAAAGCTATACCAGTTTCAAATGATTTTTGACGTAACGTATTCTGTGGTAGTACATTTCTATTTGTAGGAACAATTTCACCCTTTATAGCAGAAGCATGATCGAAATTTTTTTGACCATGTTCTGACAAAAATTTATTTACCTCTTCTTTTATGATTCTGTGTTTTAATGGTTTGATATTAAGATTATCTACAACAGAAGATGATCCACCAGTTCGTCCTTCTACGACAAGTTTGGCGGATGACAAGATCGGTAAAGATTTTTTAATTAGGTTGTCATTGTATCCACCCTCACCAACAGCCAACGATCTCTTAAATTTTTCAACTTCCTTTTTCGTTGTTTTTTCGGCAACATATGGAACTTGTCCGTCTTCATCGATTCCTTTGGATGGTACTACATAGTTTGTATAATGGTTTCTGTTTGTATCCACTAATCGTCTAGCTCTTTTGTCATGTCCATCCGTCATATTGTAACCGTGGTATCCGTCTCTACAAGTATCTTTTTGCGTAAATGACTGAACATGTGTAGAATTAGTGCTCAAATCATTTTTTTGACGTTCCAGAGTCTTAGAGGCTGCATTCATATATCGTGTCAAAGGATGTTCTTCTCGTTCAGAAATAAATCCCTTTGTTTCTGTTTTTTTCTTCTGAGGAATGATTCCTGTAAAAACTTCCATATTTCTTGTTGCCTTTGTCACTTGAGGTTCTGAAAATTGTTTAGGAGGAATTTTTTCCACAAGTATGGGTATAGTTCTTCCTAATCGATCTTTATATTGACCAACTTGTTCTCTCGAATCTATATTCATTTCGCACCAATCTTCTTCTAAACTTGCTTCATTTGTGGTTGTACTCATAGGCAAAATATTTACATTATAAGCTTCATCGTCTTTAAAAGTACGACCGATTTTACCATTTGAAACTTCATCCAACAACAGCTTACTTGCATTGGATATTGCAAACGCCTTGTTTATGTCTTCTATTGAAGCGGGATTTCCAAAGTCCTCACTTGGTTGCTTATTTATTATAGATTTTCCTTCGTCACTTCTCGGCACATATTCATCTTCGGTTTCGTCTATTCTCTGCATAGGAGCACGACGTCCATAAGAAGGATTCATTATTAATTAGGTATAAAAAAAAAATACGTATAAAAATATTTAAAATTATTACATTTTAAATTAGTGTATTATTCAAACCATATAATTTTTTATGTATAATATATAAAATGCCTTTTTTTGGTTTTTTAACAGAAGAAGATTTGAAACCTTTGGCAACGAAAGATGATTTGAAGATTTTGAGTGATAAAAATACAACAGTCACGGAAACAACTAATAAGCTAGATAAAAGTTTCACAAAAAATTCATCTCTTATTAAATCTATAAACAAAAAAATAGAAAAAAATAATTCTATTCTTGAATCTTTAAATGAAAATTCCGAAACAAATTGTACAAAATTATTAAATGGTATTCATATTTGCGATAAACCATCTTATGAAAATGTAAAAACACCGTTTGAACTTACCTACAAGGATATATTTCAAGGCTCAGATTTTTGTATTGGTGTAAAATCTATTTACGATGTGGTTCCTCCTAAATATAGAGAGAGAGTAAGTGCCAAATACTCAAGTGGATTAGACTCAGATTTCCCAGACAACTACATTTGCGTTGAAGGAAAAAAAGGAAGAAATTATGTAGATACATGGGTCGATTCTAAGATAGTGGATCATATGAGCAAACATGGTGATGAATATCCTGTCTATAAAATAAATCCAAGGAACTTAGCCGATTCACGTTGTTCAAATATATGCAAAAACTATACATGCGATGAAATAAAAAATGGATCTGCTACAAAAGACATTGCAGTAAAAGAAAGAGAAAAATGTGTTTCAGAGTATAAGAAAAGGTTTGAAGAAATAAAGAACAAGCCTAAACTACCTGCTCATATGCTTGATAAAGAAAGTGATAATTATGTCAATTATCATTGTAACAGAATGAGAAAAGCAATTGTGAATCCAATAGGTATAGAAGGATGTTTTGGTTGTGATGCGACTGTAAAATGCAATTTAACAAAATTATAATTTGATGAAAATTATTTTTTAGTTTAAATAAAATGAGTTCAGAACTAGTTGTAAAAACTGCAAGGTGGTCGACATTCGCACAAGTTTTGTTTGGGTTGGCATCCTTTGTTGGTTTTCTAGCTCCCAAACAAAATGACTTTCTTATTGTTTTACTTATCGCAGACGTTGTTGTACAAGTAATAGAGCTTATATTTTATGTATTTTTCGTATATTATCGTCAACTTCCCACAAGCATCAGATATATCGATTGGTATATTACAACACCAGTACAACTTGTATCGAATGTTGCGCTGCTAGAATACTTTTCAGACAAGACTGTTACGATTGAGCCGTTCCTTGAAAACAATAGAAATGAAATAATATTAATAGTTGTACTTAATTTTGTAATGCTTTCTTTGGGATTATTGGCAGAATTTTATACAAGATTCAAAGTTTATCTTGTTACAATCGGAGTGGCACCCTTTGTTGGAAACTTTTATTTGATATACCAAAAATATGCATTAAAAACAACAGAGGGTATTGTGCTAAATACATATGTGTGTATAATATGGCTATTATACGCAGTAGCAGCTTATATGAACTATAATACCAAAAACATAATGTACAATATATTAGACATATTCTCTAAAAACTTTTATGGCTTGTTTGTTGGTGTTTACTTGTTTTATGCATAAGGTTTTGTTCTTTGAGTCTTTGAGACTTTGAGACTTTGAATATACAAGTATCAAAATAATTCAAAAAAACTGTTTTTAAATATAAACTGTGATTTTGTAAGATCCAAGTCAAAAAATTTACCCCAATCCTTGTAAGTTGGATTTCTATGTAAATGATGTTTAAAGTAAGACGGGAATTCGTCAACAGTAATGACGTCATCTTTTAACACATATTTCCAAGTTCTAATTTGTTGTGTTTCAGAAAAAAACATTATTTCGAATGCATAATAACAATATTCACTATTATTTTTATAATAAATTATTTTATAAACGTTGTTTTTATTTTTTTTAAATCTTATATTTCTTAAGTCACCTAAAGATGATATAAAACCATATTGGGAATAAGGAAATTTGTGCAATATATAATACGTTATTCTTTCTACATTATGTTCATCATACGATGAAATATAAGATCCCATATTAAAATAAAAAGTAAAAAAAAGTAAACTGATGTATACGCTTATTCATAATTTGTTAGGAATAACTATAAATGACTTTAAAAAAAACAAGAGAAAAATTTATAATAATATTACACTTAAGCCATAGTAGACGAAATCTAGTTGACACTGTGGTAACAAGAAAGATTGTTTAATGCGATCGTAAAACATGCTTGACGTAACGAACAGTTGTTATTCTTTGAAAATTCAATAACTTTTGAAAACGTGGTTGTCATACGTCTATCAAGATCATTTTGTATTTTTTCTTCATCCCAATATTCATATCTCAGATTTTGAAGCCATTCATAATAACTTACAACCACACCACCTGAGTTGCACAAAACATCTGGGATTATATCAATATTTTTTTGTTCAAGTAATACATCCGCTTCTTCTGTCACAGGTCCGTTTGCAGCTTCTATTACTGCCATACAGTCTAGATTTTCGGCGGTTTCTTTAGTTATTTGAAGTTCGAGTGCGGCAGGTATGACAAAATCGCATTTAGTTTTGAAAAATTCTTCTTTTGTTTTTGATTCACCTGCTTCATAATCTTGTACGCATTTTTTTTGCATAACATACTCTTTAAGCTTATGTATGTTGAATCCTTCTTTACATGTATAGTATCCAGAATAGTCACCAACACCAATACAGACCATTCCTAAACTGTTTAAAATTTGTGCGGTACAGGAGCCGACGTTCCCAAATCCTTGTAATATATAAGTCTTTCCTCTCAAGTTTATGTTTTTAAATTTTGCATATTCTCTTATACATATAGCGACACCTTGACCAGTTGCCTCATTTCTTCCTTTAGAACCCCCACAACTAACACTTTTCCCGGTAAACACTGCCATGTCTCTTCTGGTTGAACGTTCGTTGTACTTGGAAGTCATCCAATCCATTATAACTGAATTCGTTCCTATATCCGGTGCAGGTATGTCTACTTCAGAACCTATGTACGAATGAATGGCGTTGCAAAAACTTTTAGATATGTTTTCCAAGTCATCACTATCATAGTCTCTTGGATTAAACTTTATACCACCTTTACCACCACCAAACGGCAACTCCTGAAGGCTGCATTTGATTGTCATCCATCCGGCTAAAGCCTTACACTCGTCCAAATAAACAATCTCATGAAACCTCAGTCCGCCTTTGAAAGGACCTCTAAAATTATTGTGTTGAACTCGGTATCCTTTGAAAATCTCTGTTTTCCCAGATTTTAGTTTTACTGGAAAGTTTACAATTATTTCGTTCATAGGCTGTTTTAGAAGATTAAGTGTATTTTCTTTGCACGAATCGTTTTTTATAATTTCATTTATAGAGTATAATTGAGATTGAAAAAGAGTATTCAAGTTTTGTCCATCCATTTTAATTTAACATGAAAATATATTTTTTAAAAATACATACTATACGAAAATAACTAGTGTTTAGTTAATTACTATATGTTTAATATTTTTTGCAATAAAATAATTAATCATAAATGCATATTTCTATAACACAAGCGAATATTAATAATCAAAAATACATCATGAAATTAGGGCCCGACCAATGTCTTATTTCGTCAATAATTTTAGAATCGACATCCACATGTCTTTTGAAAAATGCGCTACATAACAACTTGTACTATATTCCTGCGTACACGGGATACGTTTTGTCATTTTACTTTTTCCCCAAATCACTTGAAAAGTATTCTCTTAGTTTTGCATACACATTATGGTGTGGAGTTGGAATTTTATTTACACTCTTTTATGAACTGCTGTTTTCAAATATGGTTTTTACATTTAAAAAATCACTTGGAATTATTTTTATGATAATCGGAATATACTTTTCCAAATAATATTATAAGCATTAAAAAAATATGAAACCAACTGATGAACTAAGAGAAGTTGAAACGTGTCTACGTTCTACATTATATATTACTTCGACCGGAAGTATGTACAGAAATTATCATGACACCGGAGCGTGGGAGTATGTTCATCCACGATGTGATAACAATGGTAAAATGTGTGGTTATAAAAATAAGTCTATACAAAGATTGATTGCAGAAGCTTGGTTAGAGCCACCTGTTGCAACGACAGAAGGAAATAGGTTGCCGAATATAAGAACAATAAATCCTCTAAACAACCCATATGATTTAAATAATATTGAATGGTGTTATGGGAAAAAATGTATTAACACCAAAGTTGTAAAAAAACTCCCTCCTAAATTAGAGTTGTTGAACGAAATTTTGTTGGAAGAAGAGTTTGAATCTATTGAAGATATTTCATATGAACTCAACGTTTCTGTCTCTACAACATGGAACTATTTGTGTAAACTTGTATCAACAAATCCGAGTATTGAAATACTACAAAAAATAGTTATGTTTGTAAACCAATCATGTTTAGAAGTTTGTATTCAAAAAGAGTTGAAAGGTACATTAAAAGAAGCCATGAAACATATGAACGAAATATTAATAAACGAAAAAGAATGGATTGATGAACCTGAAAAATACTTTCATTTAAGACTTTCTAGAATGTACTGCGATGTATTGCGCAACAGCTGAATAATTGTTATTTAAAGAAAAACAATTTCATAAAAATTTTAAAATTGTAAAAGTAAATGGATTGGAATTCTCAAAAAAAGTTGACAAAAATAAAAAATGTATCTATTGATCGTTTAAAAGAAAAAAGCTTACACACTAGTTTTGTTTATATTTTTACTACAAAAACTTGTCCTCATTGTTTGGAGTTTAAAAAAAATACACTAGACTTACTGATAGAAAAAATAAAGGGTATTTACACACATGAACTTTGTGATGCTGGGGAATCTTCCTATTACAGAAGCATTTTACATTCTGTGAATGTAAACCACGTACCAGTTATATTGCTATTTAAAAAAGGAACAGTAACGGTTTACTCTCCTGAGCAGTTTATGGCTTCTTTATAATAAGTCTCCAGTGTTTTATACAATTCGCGATGATGCTCTCATATTGGAAAAAGTTATATTGTCATTTTTTTTCTAAAATAACTCTCTTTTAATTTAAAAGACAAAAACAGGATGCCTTGTATTATTTAAGCTATTTTAATTTTATTTTGCTGCAAGCATCCTTTTTCCAGGTGTGAGATTCGAACCCTCGACTTCCGCGACCTACGTCTGACGCACTACCAACTGAGCTAATCCAGCTAGTTCCCTGAGAGGAGAGATGCGTTCTAACATATAAGTATACTTCATATAAAAAATTAGTATCCATCTCCCACTCCCCACCCAAAAAATAAAATACTTGAAAACAGGATGCCTTATATATATATCATAGAAAGTGATTTTTTGAAGTTTTGCTGCAAGCATCCTTTTTGCTGAGCATGGGGCTCGAACCCATGACCTTCGGCTCATAAGACCGATGCTCTAACCAACTGAGCTAGCCCAGCTAGTTTCTTGATAGGAGGGACTCTCCTCTATACAAGTATTCTCTTTGCTTTGTGTTCCTCTCCCTCTAAAAAAAATAAAAACAGGATGCCTTATTTATTTATATCATTGAAAGTGACATTTTTTTGAAAGTTTTGCTGCAAGCATCCTTATTGCTGAGCACGGGGCTCGAACCCATGACCTTCGGCTCATAAGACCGATGCTCTAACCAACTGAGCTAGCCCAGCTAGTTCCTTGATAGGAGGGACTCTCCTCTATACAAGTATTCTCTTTCCTTTGTGTCCCTCTCCCTCTAAAAAAAATAAAAACAGGATGCCTTGTATCATTTAAACTTGATATTTTGCCACAAGCATCCTTTTGTTAGATGTGATATTCACATCCATGACTTCTGGGTCTAAGTCTGGCACACTACAAACTGAGCTAGCCCAACCAGTTTCTTGAGAGGAAAGACTATCCTCTTATACAAGTATCTTTGCCCTCCTCTTCTCTCTTTTAACTTCCTTCAAAATTAAAAAATTCTTGTTTGTTTTCGGATACATCTTCAGTATCTTCAGCTTCATTTGGTTCAATAAAACCTTCTGTTATTAAATAGTATAAATATAGAGAAATTATTGCAGGTATAACCTTTGTTCCATTTGCCGCATAAGCAGCACTAAATAAAATTAATATTTTAAACTCTTTGGACACAATTTTTTTTCTTAATTTTTTGTTTGAGACTTTTTCGATCGCGTCTTCAAGCAAAAATAATGACCCTGTACCAACCATAACTGGAATCAAAAAAGTATTGATGCCACTCATTTTTTTATTGCATATATAAAAATGTCGAAAGAATTTATAACTCCTGAAACTGTTGAAAAACTTTTTGAAAAGTTTCACGATTGTCTTCCTGAGTATGTACCAGCGTTTCCTTCTTTATTAAGAGGCCTGGTTGTAACTCTAGTTATAACCATAATAGGAATAATTATAGGTTTGAGAGACAAAAAAGAAACAACAGAAACCAAAGATCTTGTTCTAAAAACGCGATGGATTATTGTTGTACTTGTATTTTTATATGTTGGCCTACAAGTTGGAGATATTGTAAAAGATAAGCACTATATGTTACAGTGCCTTGCACTAAACAAACAACATTATGCGAATATTCATTGGTTAAAAGAATATAAAAATTCAATAAAATAAAAGTATTAAAACAAGATGCCTTGTATCATATTAGAAATTGATTTTTTTTTGCTGCAAGCATCCTTTTTGCTGCGCACGAGACTCGAACCCGTGACCTTCGGCTGATATTGCCGGCGCTCTAACCAACTGAGCTCGCCCAGCTAGTTCCTTGAAGAGAAGAGCACTGATGCATACAAGTACTTTTTTCTTCGCACACGTTCTGTCCCTTTTTTCAGTGCAAATTATTTTCAAAATTATTAAAAATAAAAAAAAAATAATTTAAAAAGTTACGTTAGAAAACGTTTATTTAAAAGTCGAAACAAATTTTCATGTATTCACCAACGCAACCGATTGATAATACAGAATTGACGGATGCAATACTTAGAACAGAAGTTGTTGATCCAGCACTGAGTGCGGATGCGGCAGATCCAACACTTAAAATTGATCCGACCGAAAATACGGACATTGCGGCTAAAGCGCTCATAAACGACATAAATGACGCCATTGCCATGTAAGAAAATCTGCTCCACATTGTGAATGTTCTACACACCTTGTTAGACGTGTCACTATAGATTACTGGTGGCGCACTAGTTGACGTTGGGCGTACATTTTGTAATTCTTCAGCACCTGCTAAAACTCCAAGACTGTTACTCTTCATGAGATTCTTTTAGCTAATAAGAATAAAAAAAAAAAAGTTTTTTCACATAACGTATTATTATAAAATATTATAGAGTTAGATTTACGTGATCCAAAGTTTTTAGGATCAAAGATTTTGAAGCGTAAAATATGTCTCAAATGGAAGTTGACGACGAGCACTCCATGGAAACTAAACGATACCAAGTTTTGACGCCTATAAATCATGTACTTCATCGACCCGATATGTATATTGGTTCTCTAGAAAGTGAAACTATTTGTAGATTTATTACAAGTTCTTCAAATAAATTAGAAGAAGTTAGTACAAATACATGTAGAGGTTTTTTGAAAATTGTTGATGAAGTTGTATCAAATGCTCAAGATTATCAAGCAACTGATTCCACAACAACATTGATTTCTTTGTCAGTAAATCCTGAAAACGGGTGGATTAAAGTCTACAACAATGGGAAAAAAACAGTTTCAACAAAACCTTTCAACGATTCTGGTAAAAGCATAGCTCAAACAGTATTTGGAGTTTTGTTGTCCGGCTCCAACTTTAATGATGATCAAAAAAGAAAATGGTTGGGCAAAAATGGTCTTGGTGTAAAACTCACAAACATTTATTCTAAAGAATTTGTGGTAAACCTAGGAGATCCAGAAACACAAGAAAACCATGTTATTCGTTTTTCAAACAATATGAAAGATTGTGATACACCAAAAGTAAAAAAATATACAAAAAAGAATGCATTTACAGAAGTATTTTTTTTACCGGAATACGAAAGATTTGGGATCACTCTTCCATTATCTCAAGAATTGTGTCTTCTATTAAAAGGAAGAATGCAAGATTTGGCAATCACTACACCCAAAAAAGTAGTTGTAAAATTTAACGAAGACGAAATCGCATATTCAGATTTAAAATCGTATGCCCAAATGTTGGGTGGAAATTTGTTATGCAATGATACTTTCAGTGGAGAAAATGAAACAGAACTTCAAGTATGCATTGTTACAGACACGTCCACACCACATACAGCTGCATTCGTAAATGGAGGAAAATGTACTGGAACAATTGTAAACTTGGTGACCTCAAAAATAGCAGAAGTATTTTCAAAGAAATTTCCGAATGCAGCAAAACTTTCCAATATTATAAAAGATAATATTGGAATTGTAGTAAAAGCAACAATATATAATCCTACATATAGTTCGCAATCTAAAGATGTACTTACGACTCCTGTATCAAAGTTTGGATTCGAATATACAATATCTTCAACTCTTTCCAAAAAACTACTTTCTTCTAATCTGGTTAAAGTAATTGAACAATCAATTGAGAAAAAAGATGACAAAGGTGCTACAAAAGCTATTCGTAATAAAACAGGTTCTATCACTGATTACGAAAAAGCTACAAAACTAGGATGTAAAAACCCTTGTACTTTATGGATTACAGAAGGAAAATCTGCAAAAGCACTTGTAGTCGCAGGATTTTCAGTCATTGGAAGAGAGTACAATGGTGTTTATCCTTTACGTGGAAAACCTTTAAATGTTCATGACAAATCATTGAAAGATACACTTACAAACAAAGAATGGCTTGATTTGATTCATATTCTTAATTTAGATCCGACAAAAACTTATGATTCCGCATCTATTTCAAAACTACCTTACAAACATCTGGCAATCGTTACAGATCAGGATGATGATGGTTCTCATATTCTTGGGCTTGTACTCACATTTTTCCAGAAATTTTTCAAGTCTTTGATTCATCAACATCCAAATTTCTTGCTTCGTTTTGTGACTCCTATCGTCAAAGTAAAAGAAACCCCGAAAAGTTCATACCTACATTTTTTTTCACTTCAGGCTTTCAAAAAATGGTCAGAAACTCATAAATGTTCTGATGCAAGTTATTACAAGGGTTTAGGAACTTCATCAGCTAGTGAAGCAAAAGAGTATTTTAGTGCTTCTAAGAAACATACAGTAAATTTACTATTCAAAGATGATGGGTGTCATAAGATACTTTCTGAGTCCTTTGGAGATACATTTGCAGATAAACGTAAAGAAATGATTCAAAACATCGATTTTGAATCATTCGTAAATTACGAAGAAGACAATGTACATGTTTCTAACTTTTGCAATAATGAACTTGTTCATTTTTACTATGCGAACATTACTAGAACTATTCCCGGAATGGATGGTTTGAAACCAGGACAACGAAAAGTATTATATACATTGTTCAATGACAAAAAACCAACAAAATACAAGGTTGCAGAGCTGGCAGCATATACTACAGGATTTGCAAAATATCACCATGGTGAAGCCTCTTTGCAAGAAACGATCGCACATATGACACAGCAATATTGTGGAGCTAACCAAATAAGATATTTAAAAGCTTTGTCGCAATCCGGAACGCGTCATGATGATCGAAAGGTACATGCTCAACCTCGTTATATGAATACACAAATAGAAGAAATTACGAGACTAATATTTGTCGAAAGTGAAGATGCAGTTTTAAAATACAATGAAGAAGATGGAAAGCAGGTAGAACCAAAATGTTATGCTGGCACAATTCCTATGATTCTTATTAATGGAACCAAAGGTATTGGCACTGGTTATTCTACAGAATGTCCAACCTATGGAATTAATGACGTTATAGAAAGATGCATTGCACACTGTAACGGAACGCCATATGAAATTAATCTTACCCCAAAAACAGAAGGGTTTAAAGGAAGTATCGAAAAAGATGGAAACTCTTATATATACAAAGGAGTTGTAGAAGAATATAGTACATGGAAAGAAGGTACAAAATATGGGAATATTTTGAGAATTACTGAGCTTCCACCACAAGTTTGGACAAATAATTTGAAAGAAGCTATCGAAAAATACGATTGGGTGCATGAAGTTGTAACGTATACAAAAGATGACGATGTAGATTTAAGGGTCTACATTCTTGATGAAAATGTTGAAAAACGAAAGAATGATATTCAGAAAATGATTACCAAAAAAGTATCCATGAACAATATGAACATGTTCGACTCGAATGGAATACTTACACATTATACGAGTCCAGAAGAAATCTTGGTAGATCATGCAAAGTTCAAGTTATACATATGCGAAAAACGTCTAAAATGGATGATTGAAGAAAAAAATAAAGAGATGAATTTAGCTCTTGCAAAACACAAGTACATACAACTTGTTCTTTCATATCAAATAAAAGTAATGGGAGTCAAACGAGATATTCTGAAAGAACAAATAAAAGAAAATGGTTTAGAAGAATTTACAGGAGAACTTACAAAGATGCTATTGACTTCCTTGACGGAAGAAGAGTCACAAAGGTTGGAGAAAGTATACGAAGATTTGAAAAAAGAAATAGAAGAACTTTCAAAGTTGACACCAAACGATTTGTGGATGAAAGACTTGGTGAAACTCAAGGAGTTTTTAAATCCTTTGAAACGAAGTGAACATCCAGGTTCCTCGAAAAGTGATGAAAAACGTGCAAAACTCGAGGGTGCATTTCATCCACCGGTTGGACATGTGTAAATAGTTTTTTTTAATATAAAAGTTGTTGTGCGTAAAATTTTTATAGCTTTTATTTTTCTATTAAAAAAGGATACATGGCCAAGTGGTAAGGCAGCCGACCGCAGATCGGCAGATCGCGTGTTCGAATCACGCTGTGTCCTATAAGGGAATGTAGCTCAATTGGTAGAGCGCTCGCTTTGCATGCGAGAGGTACCGAGATCGAAACTCGGCATTTCCATTAATTTGATTTTTCATAATGAACTTAGCAACTCCTCAATTTGGTAGTCAATATCTTCTATTTTTTTAATATATACGTTTTTTTGAACTCTTAGTCTATCAACTTCTTCGTAAACTTCTTCCAACTCTCTATTTTGTTGCCTTTGGTGTGCCATAATGCGTTCAAACACTTCGTCCTTCTCAGGAGGGGTATTGCGTTTTTCTTCTTCTTCACGTTTTAATTTAAAAATTATTCGCTTTACAAGAGAATCCCAATCTTTTGTTATAACTTCTAAAAATGTTGTCATTTTGGATTGAGGAACATCTGTTGTAAACATGAAAAAATTAAACATATTTTTGTCGTTGACAATACTTAAAACCTCTTTAGGATCGATTGTATCTGCATTTGTTTTTAAATGATTATACGTTGAATAAATATTTTCAAACTTGTTTAAAAACTGGTCGTACGCATCTGTGCGCGCTGTCTTAAACTGTCGTGAGTATGTTACATGTTTATCATTAAAATATTCTTTTATTTTTTTCATAAACTGAGTTTCTGTATCAACGTCGAGTTGTACTTTTTTTGCTCCTCCTCGAAATACAGAATTTTCTGAAACATTTTCCATTTTTTATTGAAAGTTTTATAAAATACACTTCTCGTGTGTACAGGTTGTGGAGGATCAAACACTGCTTTTTCGCAGTCGTTTCTTACAGAAGTGAATAGGGATCTCTAATGCAAGCGAGCACAATGGCGACCCTTTCACCGCACCCAATGCACACAAACATTTTTACACAGTCTAACAACAACTTTCATCAAGTTAACTATCAATCTCTTTTAGCTTGGTCAATCGAACAAAACAATTCATATCCCGCAACGATAGGTACACCAATCAATACACTTTTAAATTTACCAATCGCACTTGGTGTAATGATAAAGCCTTTACCTATTGTTAGTCGACAAGACAAGAATGGTCTATGGATTCAACAAGCAATTTTGAACTAGGATAAAAAAAAACGTTAAATTTTATTTTTTTAATGATAATAAATGTATAAACCTAAAGATACATCCTTTGTAATGACAGAAATAACAGGTAGTGAAAATGAAATGCGTGTAAAAAGTATGGAATGGCTAGACATGTGGTTAAGTTTCGAGTTGAAACGTGGAAATAAAGGCTGTTTAATATTTGATATAGACGAAACAGTAATCGAAGAAAAATATGGAGATGAAGTTTTGATAAAACCAGTCGCAAACTTGTATAAAAAATATAGAGATAAAGGTGTTCCCGTATATTTTGTGACTGCGAGACCGGATGTACCTGGAAACAAAAAAGAAACTGAAAAAATGTTGAAAAAATTAGGGTTGAATGGTTATCAAAACCTATTCTTAATGGGAAAAGAATTTACAGGAACTAGAGAGTATTCTGTGAATAAATTTAAATTCACAAGACGCACTGAAATTTTAGAAGAATGTGGTCATGTCATGGCGAGAATCGGAGATATGCCGTGGGATTCTCTTCCGCCTCCTTCGACGTTCAAAGGGGAAACTACACCATTAAAAAAAATAAAAAATAGTCAGTGTTTTATAATATTTCATCCAAATCTACCAGAAGTCAGTATAAAACTTCCAGGGTAATTTATTTTATTATTAATATTCAAATGTATACTCCTGTAAACTTTGTAATGAAAATTTTGCCATATTCTTTGTGGATCGCTTACGATATAAAAAACAAACAAGAAGTACAAAAAATGCTTCCAACAAATACAAGACTAGCAAATGTTAAAATATTTGATGATGAGATTGTTACGTCTCCCAAACTCTTGTTTAATTCTTATTCGGTAGATTCAGCATTTATGAAAGGAAAACGGTGTGAGATTCTAACAATTGCAGAATCTAGAAGGGGTAAACATTTTGTGATACTAGATTGTCTTACTGACACACTTGACTGGAATCCTTCTGATGGTATAAAAATTGCGAATTCTAATAATGATATATTGTATTCTAGAAATAAAAAAGAACTTAAACATAGAGTTGTTGGTAGAAGTAAAAAACTTTTTATGAAAGGAACATCCGGAATATCAAAAAAAATATCCAAGAGTTTTGTAGTAGAGCCCAACAAAAACTGTTATTATCGCAATATTCCTTTGAATTTTTATATGACATTTGATGTTCAAGAAGTATCTAAAAATGTCATAAAACTAAACGATATAAGTTTGGAAAACGGGTTTTGGGACGACTATAAAGGAAAAATGACTCATTGTTTTTATCACGAGCAAGAGATGACGTATACAGTTACTGTAAAAGAATAATTTTAAAAGTTTTAATAATTTTCTAAAATAAAAATTACAATACTTTCCTACACATGGGACATTTTTTTTGTCTATTGTCGTTCATTCTTGAAAAACAAGCTGCATGAAACACATGATTGCATGATGTTTTTATCCATGGCATATGTTTCGTGGATTCAAATTCTTCAAGACACAATGGACACGTAGGTTCCGAATTGGGACACGTAAACTTTATTTCGTCTCTAAAACACCTCCTTACCCACCGACTGCTTCCAGAGATTGTACATTGTTGTTTTGCAAACACACAACGATTTCCGTGATCATCATTTAAAAAAGTTATCTTGTATTTTTTTACACCTATCTCGATAAAAACATGTTCGCTTCCGCTGGAAAATGCGTCTTCAATAGATCTGGAACATTCTAAACCGTAAGAACACCAATCGTTTTCATAATTTTTATTAAATACATTATTTTTTGACCACTGCCAAATTAAAACGTTTCCAAATTTTCTCAGATTTTGTATCATACTCAAATATTTTGAAGAAATACTGGTTGGGGTTTCGTGGAAATACCAGTTTTTAGATTCCAAACAATAAAATACTTGAACATTTTCGTTTGTATTTACAAATTTTACACTTCTTATACCTGATTTTTTGCTTAACAAAGAAACAGATGGTGTTGTTTGATAAATAACATTGTCTCTCTTTTTAATAGTTGCATTGAAAAAATCAGGACCTAAGAATATAGATCCTCCGTCTTCTAATGCTTGTATCTTTTGTGTCACGTCGTCTGGGTAAGCATCGAGGAACTCACCGCTTGTTGGTTCTAATGAACAAAACATTATTAGTTAAAAACTCCCGAACACTGTGTATATTGAGAAGGAAGTTGTTCACATCTTCTACCACTAAAACTTTGGAAATCAAAAGGAGCGTAGTCATCTAAGTCTAAACTATTTTTATACGTGAAAATTTTACTATTTGAAATTTGTTCTTCTTCACATTGATCATGTGAAAAACATTGACCAGAAAAGTACGATACAAAATTCACAGAACTTGTAAGTAGATATTGTAGACATTCTACAAGTGAAGATGATGAACGAAATTGAGTGTTTGATGTACTTGTGATCTCACAATTGGAGTTTGTTGAAACTTCGTATATTGCGGGAGGATAAATTGCGAAATTCGGAGAAGATGGAGGAGGAGGTGGAAGTAGTGGAGGAAAAAATGGCGGAGGTACGCCGTAGCCACATGTATAATTGTTTCCAATGTATGTGGTATTTTCAATACTTTCTGCATTTAACGGTAAAACACACATACAACTGGTATTTTGATTTTTTTGTACTGTCAGACCACTTATAAGAACATCCACTGTAACATTAATAGGTAACAGTTTTCCGTATACTGGTTGACCAAAACTATTTGTTTTTGTACATTCTTCAAAACCAACGTTAAAATTCTCACTAACATCCAAATCAGTGAGATGTGTACCGCTACAATTTGTATCAAGTACAGAACTTCCAGGTTCTATGATACAGGTTCCTTCACAATTTATTGTATCTGCAGGTGGACTGCATTGATTCACAAAACATATCGGTTCACTTAGATCGCATGAAGAAGCACAATTTGGTAAGGGAGGGAGAGAAGGAGGAGAAGGCTGTGGAGGATCCGGTATACAACAATTTATACAAACCGGACAATCTATACTTATAACGGAGCATGTAGCACTAGAACTCCTTAAAAATGAATCACAAGATATTAATGTATTATTGAAACAATAAGTGTTACTACAATCAGTTATACTACTGTATGGAATAGGAATAAAAGGAGCAGGTGGTGATAAAGGTGGAGGCGGTGGATTTGATAAGCTCATGGAACATACAGTATAATTTCTATTTGTTGCATTCATGTTAGGAGCTATTGTTACCGTAGAATTTATATTTATCATTCTCATACTTGTATTAAAGGAAATACCATCTATATTTATTTGAAGATCGTTTGTGTTTAAAATCGAAAAACCGGTTGAACCATCCACATCTAAATCCATAGTTTCTGTTGCTTGAAATGTACAGCTTACGACGGTATCTATGTATGGAGGTGGTGACGGAGGTGCTAAAGGAGGAGAAGGTGATTCGTTTGTAAGAGTCATATTAAGAGTAAGAACACAAGATCGAACACAATCACCTAATCCAGCAGTAGATCTGAGCTGGGCGAATGTGGAATCGAATCCAATAATTCTTGCTCGACCTATAAAAACACTTTCACATTCTGGTGTACACTCTGGATTATCTGGTGGCGGGAATTGAGGTGGACTTGGTGGAATCACCAATTCGTATGTTAAACAATAATTATCTAGTGAACAAGGACCTGATATTTTCGTCCAATAACCAGAGTTAAAAGGAGGAGGTGAAGGTGGTGAAGGTGGTGATGGAGGTGGTAAAGGTGGAGGTGAAGGCGGAGGTGGAGGCGGATGTGAAGGTGGAGGAGATGGGTATATAGAAAAATCTTCTACGACACACCATTTGAAACCAGTTCCACTCTGAGTCTCAGAGTCACTAATCCATTGAATTGATGTCGTTGGTTGTAATTCTAATTTTTGATATGCTTGTGCTTGATTTCGATTACATACATTTATACTATTTATAACAAGGTAGTCTTTACATGGTAAGTTTGAGTTTATATCAAACCTTGAAAAATCTGCTCTTACATTTCTATCTACCCTTATATTACAACTCTGGTTTCTAACATATGTTGTGTCTATAACTTTTGTTTCAATACAATTCAATTTGTCACGTTGAACTTGTATCATATTAGCGCTATAATTAGAAGAAAGCTCAAATGATTGTAAACACGAATCATCAAAAGACCAGTAGGAGTCCGCAGGAGGAGGTGTGGGAGGTAAAGGTGGTAAAGGTGGTTGTAACACACGTATTCCACAATCTCCACAATCTGTTCCGATATTACATGTAAACATGCTTTCTGATCCTTTACCACCATCACTACAATATCCGTCGTTAGCGTTAGGATAATAATAGCCTATAGAGCCATTGGGAAACACAAAACGTATTGTACAATCGTTTGTACACAATGACGGATATTCTGGTGGTGGTGGTGGTGGGAATTGTGGTGGTGGTGATGAGAACGACGGCGGTTGTTCAGGAGGCACCGTCGGAGGAAGTGGTATTGGTGGTGGTCCCGTTGGTGGAGGAGGATTATCCGGTGGAAATATTTGTGATGGTCTAGGTAAGAAGTTATCAAAAAGAAAGTAACTAGCAACTGATGTTGTAGCTAATGCACCGAGATAAACCGATGATTTTACCAAACTAGAACGATTAAATAACTTTGAAAACATAGACGACCGATTAGGCGTTTCTATTTTACTTTTTTTACTTATTCTGTTTTGTAAATTAGTTCTACTTATTAAACTCATTTTTATTACATAAAAAAATAAGAAACAAATGTTTACTTAATATTGTAAAAAAAACCTTATAAAAAAATTTTTGTTGTACTTTGTATTTCCGCTTTGCAAATCGGGCATCTATCAACTCGTACTGAACATTCTTTGCAACAAACTGCATGATTACACGGAGAAAATAAAACATTTTTTTTGACTTGAAAACATACACAGCAATTCAATTGTCTCTCAACGTCATCCAATCTGTGCTCCAATTCTTTATTTCTTTTATCTTTTACGAAAAGTCGTAAAAGATATGTAAGTTCATTGTAATTTTCATTATTCCATAGTTTTAAGACATTTAGTACATGATCGTTGTAATAAATACAAGTATTTATGTAACAATTGTAATAGTAATTAACAAATTTATAAAAGTACTCTTTTTTTATGTGTTTGTTGTTTTGTAAAGAAATAATTCCCATGTGCTTTTTCATCGTCTTCTGATACTTTGAAACAGACAGCCATGTAAAAAATAAACGACATAACTCTATTTTATTGTGATGAGTTTGAAACCCTATTTTTCTTTCAAACTTTAACCGATATCCACAGAAATTTGGTGACGGTTGAACTCGTCGTTCGCGAAAAAATGATACAAAAAAATTCTCGTTCATATTGCACTTTTATTTTTAAAATCTAATATAAAACTTCCTCGTTAGCTCAGTTGGTTAGAGCGTACGGCTGTTATATGTAAAAAATGCAGTAACCGTAATGTCGCTGGTTCGAACCCAGCACGAGGAGATTTTTTTTTTAACTTGTACACTTTTTTGCAAAAAGTTCAGGATCGTTTTTAGACATATTTATCAATTCTTTTATACTTTTTTCATCTGATTTTTTCAAGGTTTCAAAAACGTAAGAACCTTTTAAAACTTTAAAAAAGAAAGTTTCTTCTTTAAATGTTATATTTATGACTTCGAACGAATTTTCATAAATATCTTTTATTTTTTTAGAAAATTCTAGTATATCACTATGTTTTAGTTCTTCTAGTTCTTCTTTTTCATCTTCTAGTTCATCTTTTTCATCTTCTAGTTCTTCTTTTTCATCTTCTTTTTCATCTTCTTTTTCATCTTCTAGTTCATCTTCTTTTTCATCTTCTAGTTCATCTTCTTTTTCATCTTTCATTTTCTTTTGACTTGTAGGTTCTGATTCATCAGAAGGTTCCGGCCCATCAGAAACGTTTAAAAAGTCAAATAATCGTCCTAAAATGTCCTTTTGGGAATCTTGATATCCACTTTCTTCATATGCTTGAAGTTCTTTTGCAAGTTCTTCATCTTCTTTCTGTAATGCGATTAATCTTTCTTTTTCTTCTAATTCTTTTTTTTCAGTTTCTTTTCTTTCTTGTTCTTCTATTTCTGTTCTTTCTTTTTCTCGTTTTTCTTGTTCTTTTTCTTGTTCTTTTTCTCGTTTTTCTTGTTCTTTCTTTAGTTTTTTTGCTTCTGCTTTCTTCTTTTTTTCTTTACTTTTACTTTTTCTCGTTTTACTACTTATATCACTTGATCCTGACAGGTTTTTTTCTTCTTCCAAAAGTTTTACTGCATTAAGCTTTCCAATTCTTTCTTCATCTTCCAGTCTCAATGCTTCATCTTCATAATATATGCGAAATGGAGAATAATCAAAAAAATCAGACGGTTCATCTTCTTCAGAAAAAACACTTGTTTCAACTTGTTCGTAAATATTTCCGTCATTAAATTCTCGTTCCCTATTTAATCTTTCACAAACCATTGAAAAAAAGTTGTCTATAGCGTCTAATCGATGTTGGTCTAGATAAAATGATGTATTTTTGGCATTCACTTCAAAAGCTATTGAATCTAGATATATAGTTTCTTTTTCATGTTCTTCCATATCAAAATCAACCGTATACAAAACTAACGCTTTACATTCTGGATCGAAATCAAAGTTGTCTAAAATCGAAACTACATTATTTTGGTTTTTTATGGATATACTATAAATTATGTTGAATAAGTTGTTAATATTTAAATTGTCTGTATCAAAACTCAGTGAAGTTTTCGATTTTTTAAAAATATCTAAAAAAACCTTATGAACAGGATTTTTTGATTTTTTCAAGTACTCCAAATGTTTTAATATTTCAGAAGACTTGTTGCTAAAACATTTTTTTAACTGAATCGAAATCCACCCAAAAACTTCTTCATTTTTTAACGACATTTTATACATGTATTAAAAAAAGTTTCCTTAACTTTTTTCTACAAGTTTGCACAGAATTACTTTGGGCTTCTTGTTTATTTTTTCGAGAGGGTTGTTGCATTCGGGACAAGTTTTTGTAGCAGTCGGAATGTCCTCAATCATCGTGTCACAAATGACGCAAAGTTTTGAGCACATCGGTGCAGGACGTTTCAGTACTTTTTCAATTTTGACAAGTTCCAAGTTGCCACGGCAGGAATCATTGACACATTTTTTTTGTGCCGACGGGACATGACGAACAGCTTCACAAGTATCGCAAATCTTTGTGGCGAATGGAGATTTTCGAACCTTTTTAGGTTCCATTACAATCTCATAAAGCTTTCGCTTTTGTCCAACAAGACCAATCGCCGCGTTGTCGAAGACAACACACTGAGGATGGGTGGTGGTCATCATCGTCTGAGAGTAGTAAAGTCTGAAAGTCTCTCTTTGCTGAGTGTGTGTGTCAACACAGTGTCTCTGTTTGATCCATGACCGTTTCAATTTTTTTTACACTTTTTAGGGAAAACCTGTTTTGTTCAAATTTATCAAAGAATCAATCTCCTGGTCCCAATAGTAATTAAAAAGGTTCCACCATTCATTTGTTCGTTCTCCAAACATGTCTAACGGTAAAATAGGAGCACCTTTTGTCATAATTAGAAACAATGATATCATTTTTTTATATTTATTACATCAGTTTTATTTTTTTGAAACTTTCGAAACACAAAGGATCAAAGTGTCGTTGCAAATCATGTCGTTTGCAGATGCTGTGCGATCAAACTTGGGCGACGACAAGACTCTTGGTTGGAATGAAGCTGTAGAGTATACTCGCAAAGGTATCGAGAATGATACAGTTGCACTTTTTTACAAACTCGTAAGAGGTTTGTCACGAGAAGAAATATTTCAATACTTTGAGGATATTACAAAAAACAAAAATGTTGAAAAAATAGTCGAGCTTGTAGTTTTGACATTTCAAACACGAGCTACTAGGGGTATAGGAAAAGGAGAACGAAAACTTTTTTATGACATGTTTATGTCCATTCAAAAATATATAGGGAAAAATGTGGTGATGGAATTAGCTCATCTTATTCCAAAATATGGGTATTACAAAGATTACCTATATATCATGACAGATCCTTTATGTTCTACAGAGTTATACAACCATTGCAAAGACATATTATGTGATAGAATATCAATAGATTACGCAAATTTATTGAAAAAAGAAGAAGTTTCCATACTGGCAAAGTACATGCCAAGAGAAAAGGGTGAATTTTCTAAAATAGCTTGTGAAATCGCGGATAAAATGTTTGATGGGCCAAAGTTTACAAAGCTTAAAAAGTATAGAAAAATGGTTTCGGAACTAAATTTAAATGGAATAAAAACGACAACAGAAACGTTCATGTGTGGAAAACGGTATCGCGAAATAGACTTTGCAAAAGTATCATCTGTATGTATGCATAGAAATCGCAAAGCTTTTCTCAATGAAAAGTTAAAGGGAAGTGGCCTTCGATCTTCTGATGAAGATAGAATGACGGCACGTGATAACCTTCTTTCTGCGAAAAAGTTAAAGGGAGGAGAACTGTTTCCATATGAAGTATGTCGATCCTGCATGGAACGGTTGACAAGTGGTTCAGAAGTATTCGTTCTTGATAAACAGTGGATTGATCTCAGAACAAAAATGCTTGAACTTATGAAAGAAAATGGTGTTGAACCAGACAACACTGTTGTAATGTCAGATGTTTCTGGGTCAATGACTATGAACAACAATGTACCTCTATTGGTATCCATATCGCTTGGGATTCTATTTTCAGAGTTGTGCAATCAAGCATACAAGGATTTGGTTCTTACATTTGATTCAAATCCTATATTCTATGATTTATCAGATTGTGAAAACATATATAAAAAGGTCCAGAAACTCATGGGAGCACCTTGGGGTGGATCTACGAACATTTTAAAGGCAATGGAACTAATTCTAAATGTTGCAATTACAAACAAAGTTGATAAAATTCCGAATTTGTTGATAATTTCTGATATGCAGTTTGATTGTGCAGTATACAATACAGAAGATACACATTACAAGCTGTTTGAAGATATGTTTGAAAAAGCTGGACGAAATATAGGAAAAGAATGGAAAATGCCAAAAATCACATTTTGGAATGTGAATGCTTCTACAAAAGGGTTTCCGACAAAAGCTTCTCAACCAAATACATACTTAATGTCTGGGTTTTCACCAGCTTTGTTCAAATATATGTTTACTAATGATACACCTGAAGAAGAAACACCAGAGGATATGTTTCAAAGAATCATTTCAGATCCAAATTTTGATGATATTCGAGAGAAACTGAGCAACATAAAAGAAGGAATTTTCGCACACTATCACTTTGAAAAGTCAAGTTTGTCTAACGAATGTATGTTGGTAGAGTAGTCTTTTTAATTTATAAATTATAAATACTCAAAAAAATAAAAAATAAAAACAAATAAATTCTTTCTTGTAACTGTTTTGTTTTATTTTCAAAAAAAAAGACATCGTTATAAACATCGGGAATGATAGGAGATAGAATTACCAACCATATAATATTTCCAAAATAGGGTAATATATAATTAATTTCATAAGTGACACTCATGATTTCAGTTACTGCAACCGGTAAAATGTTGATTTGTTCTGTGGCAGTATATGTGATTCCTCCTGCAACTAAAGCACGTCCAACTCGATTTAGTATATATGGTTTCATGTTTTAAAAAAATATAAATATATAAAACACTGATTTATTACTATTTTGTATA